GATGAAAATTATTTAATGCAATAGTAACTATGGAGTGATATTATATTATATGAAATTAGGAATGATATACGGAATTAAGTGCACTGAAAATGGAATGATTTATGTCGGGGCAACAACTGTAAGTGCTGTGAGTAGGTGGACGAAACATAAATATTATGCGAAAAAAGGTCTAAATAGTTGTGGTAGTGAATTTTACTCTGACATCAGGAAGTATGGGAAAGATGCATTTGAACTTATAATTCTCCAAGATAATATTAAGACAAAAGAAGAACTTGTCGATCATGAGAACTTTTGGATCACACATTATAGATTCTTGCATTGCGTCTATAATACGTATGGAAGCACTACAAAGGGACAAGTATTTTCTGAAGAATCAAGAAAGAAGATATCTGATGCTGGAAAGGGAAGAAAACACACAGACGAACATAGGCGTGCAAATTCTGAATCTAAAATGGGACATGTTCTTTCTGAAGAGACAAAAGCTAAAATATCGAAGACACTCTCAGGTAAGAAAAGAAAGCCTCATAGTGAAGAAGCAAAAGCTAACATGAGACTTGCAGCTCAAAGACGTGAACAAAGAAAAAGGGATCAGACACAAAAGCATCTGACCCCTTAGATTTTGTACCTAAATCAGATTAGGGTAGCGTGATAGTAGCGTTATGACCCGGCGCTCTGCACCCCAATTGTGAGTAAGATTTAACTCTTACAACAACTGCATCCGAACCATCAATTCTATCGAACTTCTGGCCGTCGTCCATATCGATAAACATGGTTTCGCCTCTAGAAGCTAACAACCAAGTTGACATATCAAGCATGTATGCTCGTCCCTTAGGACAACCACGGTCTGCAACACATGCGACCAATCCATTAGGACCATAAAGCATGATTGATTGGTAACCTAGACCAGCCTTTCCAGCATCGCCACGTTGAACCTGAGAACCAAGCTCTCTAGTCAATGCAGCTAAATCACTGTGATGCATGAAGCAATGCGTTGGTTCACCACCATTAAGACTAACTTCAGACATTGCCTCAATTAGAGTCTCTTCGATAGTTCCCTGTGCAGCCACAACAAGACCAGCAAGACGGCTTCTGTCAGTCGTACGAGTTACCCCGAACAATGCAGCAGGAGTTCCTGTAGGTAGCCAATCACCAAGACCAGAAATCTTAGCAGTGGGGTCACCCTGTACGAACAGATAGTCAGCAGCTGCCCAGTCATTAGCCGAGAAGCTGTCGACAGCAGCACTAAATGTTAGAGTACCTGCCTGACGATCTACACCAGTGATGCTCAAGCTATTGTCAACAGAGTTAACTTGCTTGATGTTGGATCCATCAGAACCAGAGCCTGCAACGATAACCATTCCTACTTCAAAGTAGTGAGCATCTTTAGCTTGTTCCAAAGTAATTGTGGTAGCAGCTGTAACAGTCGAACCAATTTTAATCTGGCCACGTGCACCAGAACCATCACGGAACAATGCAAAGGCAAGGTCATTGGCGAGGCCATTAATGGCACCTTGAACTGAAGATTGGACAGCATTGATGAATACATCACGTCCGCCGTTTGCACGACTGGAAGCAATAGTCTCACCAGCAATAGGAACTTCAGAATAGTTAGGTGCTGATGTCAACACGAAGACTTCATTGCGAACTTGTGCTGAGGAACGGTTCGTTGATGCATTAGAAATGCTTTGCGAACGTCCAGCCACAGGATCACCATAAATCATTGGCACATCATAGCTTGATCCACCCCAGTCTTTCTTTTTAGGGACAAGACCTAAGAATGGACGATTTTTATACGCGAGGTTTAAGACTTTGTCTGGGCTATAGTGTCTTTTTAATAGACCAGCGAAAGAAGTTTGATTAACAGTCATTTTATATTCTCCATCACGATTCTTCCTTAAAGAATGTGATCATGTAAGGGTTAAGGGATTCTTTGATATCAATTAGATGCCATTCGATTTTAGAAATGCCTCCATGTCTGATCTAAATGCTTCATCTTCATCAATACCTTGCTTCATTGCATTTGACTGCTGTTCTTGTGCTAACGTAAGGGGTAACACTCTTTCTGTTCTATCCCCGTTCCTTTCACCACTTGATGGTTGTGGTCTGACTGTCTGCTGTTCTTTCGCTCTATTCAAGTTTAGAATTGGAGCGTATTTTTTCTTTAATTCCTCTTCGACCATGCTTGATGCTTCTTCAACTGTTAGTAACCTCGGATTTCCTTCTGCATGCGATTGCATATAGTAATCTTTTATTAACGTAATAACTGAATTCGCTTCATCCATGGCTCGCACCAAAGGGAATTGCCCATCGTCGATATTAACTATGGCATCAACTTCTGGTTTAAGTGCATTTAATCCAGCCTCTAATTGCCTTTGTTCTTGTAATGCTGATGCTCGTTCATCACGATCATTCATCTCTTGGCGCAAGCTTTTGATTTCATTGTCGCGCATTTGTTCTCTGACATCATCAGGCAACTTATTATCATTGGCCCAATATTGAGCTGAATAATCTAGATAGTCATCCATAGACTGACCAGATAACTTCATGAACTCTTCAGGGTTTTCTTTTGCAAGCTTCTTTAATTCATGCACTGAAAAGTTGCGTTCATCTATTGTGGGTTCTTGGCCCAGCTTCTCTTTTGTTCCTAATAGTTCAGCATTTTCACGTTGAAGTCTTTCAATCTCTAATTCATTCTTGCGTTGATTAAGAAATTGTTCTCCCAAGGTTAATTCTTGCTTGGCTGGTTCCGTAGCTGGAACATCAACATGCACAGGAAGCTCCTCGCTCTTCGCTGGTTCACTCGTAGGCTGTTCGGTATGGTTACCATCAAGGTAGTCAGCCATGTCATCTGCGAATGACCTCGAGCCTTCTTCAACTGGTGCTGATTCTGATTGTGTGTTATTTTCCCAACCAGCTTCATCCATGGCTGTATTAAATTCATCTGCTAGTGATGGTTCTGGTTGTACATTTTCTTCTGACATCGTTTTATCTCGTTTTCTGCTTATTAGTTAAAGGGTTAAAAGAATTGTTAGCTTGGCAATCCACCACCTGGCATCAAGCCTGATTGAGGCAATGGAGGAGGTGCAGCTAATGGAGCCTCACCACCCGGGATAGGAGCACCAGCACCTGGAGGCATGATACCTTCAATTGGTGCTGGTGGTGCAGCAGCTTCCTGTTGCTTTTGAATCAAAGCCTTAGCATCATCCATCCAATCTCTCATTAGTTGAAGGATTGCTTCTGGTGCACCATCGTCTTCAGCATCTAAGACAGCTTCAATCATTATCTTAATGCCAAGTTCTAGGTCATGATAAGGTTGTGGTTGCTTATATGCTGCTTCTAACTCTTCTTCAGATTCAGGGTTAGCTTCAAGCATTCTTTGGACAAGGCTTTCGAATACACGCCTTTGTGCACCCTTCTTCTTGCGAACATGTTCAATATCAGGCATATCAAGAAGTTCTAATGCACGATCTTGTTCAATGATGCCAGCAGATATCATTTCTTGAATGAATTCCAACCTTCCTGCTGGTGTTGAAGGTAATGAACTTGCACTGTGAACAACAATCTTGAATCTTGCATCCTTTAAGTCAATATCAGCAAGCTTCATGTCTTTGATGAAGTCTAATCCTGGAACACTTAACTTAGTATCTTTTTTGCCTTCAATCTCTAGGTCACGTGCTTCATCTAGCAACAACCAACATAGGTCAACGATGAAGTCCTCATATCCTTGCTGAACTTGACTAAATCTTTCTGATTGAATGTCTTCCATCTGTCGAATAGCAACACCAGCTGTTATGCCAGGTTCTTTTCTTGCAGAAGCACCAAGTTCAGATACACCAGCAATTCGATATGCATTTGACATCAATCTTTCTAGATGTGATATAGCTGCTTGTGGCACAGCATCAGTCGTTGACCATTTGGGTGCTTGATTACCAGAGTATTCCATGATTGCACCAAAAGAATTATCAATGTGTTGCTTTTTAATGGATGAACCCTTTGGAACGAATACAACAGGCCTTGCAGTTAGTCGAATTGAACGCTGAATGTTGGACATCATCTCATTGATTTTGACTTGAATTTCGACAAGCTGTTCAACCAACCCTTGTGACCAAAATCCAACCTGTGGTTCTGGTGGCCATCTGAAGAATGCAAATGGGAATGAATCTTTTTCATATTTAGAATCATGAAGTGTTGCACCATGAATGCTTCGAACAAAGCGACCATCTTTTGATTTGCCAGACGATCTTAAGTGCCATGATTCTGTAACTCTAACGAGGTGGCTCTTTGTTACATCACGACCCATAGCTTCTGTTATCTCTTCAGCCTTCTTTGGGTACAGTGCACACAAGATGTCCACGTCGACATAGCGTATGTGATGCATGGACCTTGGTGAACCATAAAAGGCTTCAGACGAGTCCACTAGAATGTGATGTGGTAACACCCGCTCCATTGCAATGTCATCACCATTAAATGATACCTTAATGATGCCCATTCCCCAGACTGCAGCATCAACAAAAGCTTTCTTTGTGTATCGCCACATATGCAGATCATTTGCAAGACCATCTACGAATGTATTGATTCTCTTGGCAACACGCTTATCTTTCCATGAACCATCTGAAGTGACGGCTTTGATTATGGGCTTCTGCTTAGCAATTTTTGCAGTTACAGTGTCGACCATAGATTTCGTGACGTTGAATGTAACATCATCTGAGCCTAAGTTATATTGCTGGCCAACAAGATCTTGTGGTTCTAAGCCAGGCAGGTCTCTATTTTGATAAAGTGATGAATAGAATGCATGATCTGTTTCATGACTGTCTTCTTCTTTAATGACACTAACAACCTCACCAATTCTATCACTTACACTATCTTTTGGTGCAGCCCACCAAGCATTTAATTTGACATCTGACATTTAGAATCCTTTCCTCTTTCTTTCAATCCAAGAGCTATTTTGTGCTTCTTGGATACGTTCTGCCCATTTTCTTTCTTCATCATCATGCCAAAGATTATCTTCAGCTTCGAGTTCTTGTGCTTCTTTTGCGTTATGTGTCCAATGCAGACATTCACGCCAGGCGTATCTCAGTGCATCAATAATGTCACTATGTTCTCCACCTGTTGGCTTTCTTTTCTTCATATCTTCACCTACCCATGTCACTTTAGGAAGTTCCTGAGCGCATGTTGAACTAGGTGGCACATTAAGCTTTCCAGTTCTTAGGTCATCATTAAGTAGTCTAATGAAATCATTTTTGTCATGCTTTTGTGCTGGAGTTATTGGAATATCATGACGTTGCTGGACATCAAATGCGAACTTATTGCCACCAGCAGCTGAGTCGATAACAACTGAAATTGGGTCGTACTTGTCATAGAAGTCTTTAACTTGTTGCATAAGTTCAGTGAAGCCCTGTCTTGCTTTGATCATTTCTTCAATCAACCAGACTTTATCAGTCCTTTTTGGATTGAAGCCAAGAACTGCGATTGCATCTGCATCGACATGTCCTGTATCGATTCCTATGACATAATGCATATCATCTAAATCTTTTGAGGACGGCAAGCAGTACTTAGATGAATCGTAAGAGTACACCATTGCGTCCTTGTCATCAATCCACTCGCCAAGCCACTCCCTGCGAAAAGAAGCATCTTCTCTTGTACGACCAGTTGACTTAAGTTCTTCATCTAAAATTTCGTCAGATAGAACAATCCTTCCTTCAGCTTTGCTTCTTTTCGCCAATAGCCAGTGATTGTCTGAAATATTCCAGGGGCCAAATGACTTAAAGCCATGCTTCCCTTGTGAACACTCATAGAAGAAGCCATTCTTCAGGGGTCCAGGTGTTCCAATAAGTGTTAGCCTTCCCCCAGTATCTGCAAGTGTTGGTCGAAGAACTTCCATGATAAGTGTTCGAAGATATGGCCCATAGTCTTTACCTTCATCTAAGATGATGAGGTCGAATAGTTGTCCACGAACTTTATCAATTTCACCAGCATTTGAACAACCACCCAAAAATAGTGTTGACCCATTTTCGAACTTGATTGATAGCATTGTTGCGTTAACTTTTGCTGTTGGAAAGAATTCACGAACAAGTGTCTGCATAGTATCCCATACAGTTAGTCTTGCGTTCTTTAGACTTGTCCCCATGAATAGAACACGTGCACCAGATGTTCTCTGGCATGTGTCTAGTGCATCGATTGCACATAATGTGGACTTACCCCACCTTCGACCCAGGACCACACACTTGAATCTGGCAGGATCGTGAAGGACGTGCCTTTGTCTTGCATGACACAATTTGTCAGGCTCCCACGAAGTCTTCTGATTCATTGACCTTAAAGTGCGGGCCATCCTGATAAGTTGTTGTCGCTTCATTATTGTCTCTTAAAGCTTGCAACATTAGACAAAGGAATGCATATAACATCACCTTGCTTCGTTGTTACTTCGACAAATTGTCCCTTAAGAACAATCTCTTTACAATCATGTGACTGAATTCTAGATGTACACCTTTCTTTGACATCATATATTTCAGCCAATGTTCGCAAATCAGATAACAGTTCTTTGGGTTGAGGTGTTACTGCAACTCTAGCTGCTGCTCTTTTCTTTTCAACAGATGTCTGGATAACATTTGCTTTCTTTCTTGCTGCCATTATACTAATTCTCCTGCATTCTTTGCGTCACGCTTTTT